CGACCCCCCGTTCCTTTTATAACCCACAAAACACCTCAATCGGACACGATCCGTTTGAATCAGACCGGTCATGACCGATTTGTATTTGGTCGGGAAGGGTCGACCTGAATCGGGATTAGGAGGTGTGCAAACTCCACGAATTCATTCAAAACTCAATGATTTACCATCAAAAGGTCATGAGATGATTGACTTTGCAGCTGAACTAGGCATCGAATTGATGGAATGGCAAAAATTTGTGGCAATTCATGGACACAAAGTCAGACCAGATGGCAGATTCATGCACCCAGAATGCGGTTTGATCTGCGCAAGGCAACAAGGAAAATCGACACTTATGATGTTGCGAATCTTGACCGGCATGTTTGTCTGGGGTGAAGGATTGCAACTGGCATCAGCTCACAGACTTACAACATCACTTGAAACCTTCAGGCAGATTGTCGGTTTAATCGAATCGAACCCAAAATTGGAAAAAGAAGTAAAAAAAATCAGATGGCAACATGGGGCTGAGGAAATTGAATTATTTGGCAATAGACGGTTTGTTGTAAAGGCTGCAAACAATGCAGCTAGAGGTTTATCAAAACCTGAAACGATTCATCTTGATGAGTTGCGTGAATATAAAGATGAGGATGCTTGGTCATCAATGCGATATTCAATGATGGCTGCTAAAAATCCGCAGGTTTGGGTTTATTCATCAGCTGGGGATCAACATTCCGTAATTCTAAACAAATTGCGTGAGAGGGCATTGGCTTCAGCCACGACCGATGACCCGATTGGTTGGTTTGAGTGGAGTGCCGAACCTGATGCTCCGATTTTGCTTCCGTCAGGCGAGATCAATTGGAGTGCATTTGCTCAAGCCAACCCATCATTAGGAATAACAATTCATCCGGATAATTTAAAAGCAGTAATTCATGATCCGGCAGATATTGTCCGAACCGAAGTTTTAGCGCAATGGGTCGATACAATCAACTCAGCAATAGATGCACAAAAATGGGCTTCATGTCAGACCGATCCAATACCATTAGATCCTGAGCAACCAACTTGGTTTGGTTTGGATTTGTCGCCTGATAGAAAATTTGGGGCATTAGTTGCAACACAAAGATTGCCAGGAGAAAGATTTAATTTAGTTTTGTTGCACACTTGGTCGAATGATTATTCAATCAATGATTTAGCAGTTGCCAATGATATTGCACCTTATGTCAGAAAATATAATGTTCAGACTGTCGCATATTCCAAACGGACTGCACAAGCTGTTGCAAGTCGGCTAGTTCCGGCTGGAATTCCCATTACAGATATGGATGGGGCGATATATGCTGAAAGTTGCGATCGATGGCTCGGGGCGATCAATAGCCATAGATTGCAACATGCTGGTCAGGAGGAATTGACACAGCAAACGCTATCCGCTGCGAAATTGCCCTATGGGGATGGGTCATGGATTATCGGAAGGCGTGCTAGTCGAGTGGCAGTTTGTGCAGCTGTCGCCTCGGCACTTGCAACTTATTTTGCGACACAACCTGAAACGGAGATAGATATACAAGTCGGATAAATTGCATTTATGGTATATTATGTATCAATGGGATTATTTGATAGATTTTTGACAAATCAGACACCAACAGTTCAAACAGATGTAGCAGCAGCTTATGCGCCATTTAATTTACAAGCTGCAGTCGGTGGAATGTTATACGGAAGTATTACGGCAACAAGAGAACAAGCCATGTCAGTTCCAGCAGTTGCAAGAGCAAGAAATATAATTTGTTCAACAATTGGATCATTACCAATTGAAACTTATAATCATTTTACAAAGGAACATTTAAGACCATCAAGAGTAATCATGCAACCAGATCCAAGAATTGCAGGATCTGCAATTTATGCTTGGATTGCTGAGGATTTATTATTTTATGGCGTTGCTTATGGTCAAGTTTTAGATTCTTATTCAGAATCGGATGGCGCAAGAGTCAGGGCATGGACAAGAGTTTCACCTGAGCGAGTAAATTATCAACTAAATTCAAATCAAACAGAAATTTTATTTTATAGAGTTGATGGCGCAGAAGTTCCATTAAATGGAATTGGAAGTTTAGTTGTTTTTAGAGGTTTAGATGAAGGTTTATTAAATCGAGCAGGTCGCACAATTAGAGCTGCGTTAGAATTGGAAAAAGCAGCCGAATTATACGCCAAAGAACCAGTTCCAACAATGGTGTTAAAATCAAATGGCACAAACTTAACACCTGAAAGAATTACAAGATTACTAGAATCATGGAAAGCAAGTCGTGCCACAAGATCAACCGCTTTTCTAAATGCTGATGTTGAATTACAAGCATTAGGTTTTGACCCTGCCAAATTACAATTGAATGAAGCGAGACAATATCTTGCCTTAGAAATTGCTAGAGCAGCCGGCATTCCAGCATCATTTGTTTCTGCCGAAACAACAAGCATGACTTACAGTAATATGACAGCTGAAAGAAAAGCACTTATTGATTTTTCATTAAGAATGATTATTACACCGATTGAACAAAAACTTAGTTCTGCAGAATTCGTGCCAAATGGCGTTGAAACAAAATTTGACATTGATGATTTCTTGCGTGGATCTGCATTAGAGCGAGCGCAAGTTTATGAAATACTAAACCGCATTGGCGCAATGAGCGTTGAGCAAATCCAAGAGGAAGAGGACTTAATCCGATGAAGATTAATTTTCCAATAACATTGACCGCAGCTGATAATCGCAAGCGCACAATATCTGGCAAAATTGTTGCTTGGGAGGAAAAAGGCATAACAAGCGCTGGAGCAACATTGTTTGAAAAAGGTAGCATTGATTTTTCAAAACCTGTTAAATTATTGCTTGAGCATGACAGGACTAGACCAATTGGCAAATTGGTAGATATAACAGCTGATGATAAAGGCATTGAAGCCACATTCAAAATTGCTGGAACTATTGCCGGTGATGATTCTTTATTAGAAGCAGCCGAAGGTTTAAGAGATGGATTTAGCGTTGGCGTAATTGTCGATGATTGGGATTCCGTAAAAGGAATAATGCGAGTCAAAGCATCTAAATTAGTTGAGGTCAGTTTAGTTGCAGATCCAGCTATTGATAGCGCAAGAGTTGCAGAAGTTGCAGCCAGCGAACAACAGAATTCCGAAGCAACCGCTGAGGATCAAACAACACAGGAGGACAAAGTGTCAGATATTACATCTGAAGCTCCTATCGCCACCGAAGCGGTAGAAGCTGCAAAATCTGAGCCTGTGGCAATAACAGCAACTCAACCAGTTGCTTACACAAAGCCACGCTCACCGATTACATCACAAGCTCGTTATTTAGAGCATTCAATCAAAGCATCATTGGGAAATCGTGATTCCGCAGAGTATGTTGCACATGCTCAAGCAGAAGCAGCAAAAACATTAAATTTCGCAGATGATTCTTTTACAACTAACCCAGCATTCAAGCCAGTTCAATATGTTTCAACTGTTGTTGATACAGCAATTGGAACTCGTGCCGCAATTGAAGCAATTGGATCTCGTGCATTACCAGCTGCAGGAATGACTGTTTCAGTTCCGAAAATTACAACATCCTCAAGCGTTGCAGAAACTGCCGAGGGTGGAGCACCAAGTGAAACAGGCATCATTTCATCTTATGTTGATTTAACTGTAAAGAAATATGCTGGATTACAACGCTATTCTGTAGAAATTTTGGATAGGGCAGCACCTAGCTTTTTTGACGCCATGCTTGAGAACCTCCGTCGGCAATATGCTGGCGCAACAGAGGCTGCAGTTATTGCTGCATTAACTTCTGGTGGAACTGCTGCTACTGCTCAAGATGCAACAGTTGATGGAATTGTTGCTTATGTAAAGACAGAAGCACCAGCTGCATATCTTGCGACAGGTGAATTGGCAACACGCTACATTGCTGGAACTGGTCAATGGGGTCTATTAATTGGCGCACAAGATTCAAGCAAGCGACCAATTTTTTCTGCATCACAACCACAAAATGCAGCAGGATCAGCCACAACTCAATCACTTCGTGGAAATGTAATGGGTCTTGACCTTTATGTTTCAAACAAGGCAGTTGCAACAAACATTGATGAGTCAGCATTTATCGTAGTGCCATCATCAGTTGCAATTTATGAAACACCAACACTACAACTATCAACAAATGTTGTAACAAGTGGTGAAATTGAGACCATTCTTTATGGATACCTAGCTTGTGGCGTTCTAGTCGCAGGTGGAGTTCGACGCTTTAATCTAACCTAATAGGTCATGCCTGAGATTGCTCCCGATCTCAGGCAGCTATAAATGGGAGAGTAGAGAGAGGGGCTTATGCCTTCAATTATTACCGCAGCGAATCTGCGTTCAGTATTGGGCGTGAGTTCCTCTCTTTATGATGACACTTATCTGAACGGCATAATTGACACCGCTGAAAATACAATTTTGCCTATGCTGGTTTCATTCAAAAGTCCAATTCAAAAAACATCATTGACAAATAATGTCGCCACATTCACTACACTAGGCATTCATGAATTTACCGAAGGACAATCAGTCGTCATCGCAGGGTGCGGATCACCTTACAACGGAACAAGAACTGTTCTTGATACAAATCTTGGGCAATATACCTTTGAAGCTGCAATTACAAATGCCGATGTCGATGAGGCAAATGTTATACCAAGCGGAACTGCAACCCTTTCTAGCGCATCAACTTATGTGGGAAACAAAAGTGTTGAATCAGCTGTCTATGTTGTCGCAGTCGAAGTATTCCAATCAAGAGTCGCAGCAGGAGGACAAATCGAAGGACTAGATTTCACAGCAACTCCATTTAGAATGGGCAGAAGTTTATTTAATCGTTGCGTAGGTTTGCTTGGACCTTATCTTGATGTTGAAAGCATGGCTCAATAAATGCCAGCATCAACAATTTTGTCATCAATTCGCACACCATTAGCAACTGCTTTATCAACTGTCGCAGGAAATGTTTATTCATTTGTTCCTGAAAGCGTAATTCCACCAGCAGTTGTTGTTGTGCCTGACAGCCCTTACTTAGAATTAAATACAATTAACGATGACACAATTCATGCCAAAATAAATTTTACAATTTCAGTCGCAGTTGCTTATAACAGCAATCCTGCATCTCTCGACAATATCGAGCAATTAATCATGAGTGTTCTGGCAGTTATCCCAACCGGATATGTTGTCAGCTCTGTCGAAAGACCGACAGTAACCCAAGTTGGTGCATCAACGCTGCTTATCGCAGATGTTCGAGTATCTACCTATTACACACAAACAGCATAAGGAGAAATCATGGCAACAGTCGTAATTACCGGTCGTGATGTTGGTTTATCTTTCACAGGTGGAACAGATATTCAAGCACAAGCGACAAACGCAGTTTTAACCAAGGTCAATGAGCGTCAGGTTTATCAGACCATGGATGGAGAGGCTTACAAGACCACAAACATTTCAGGAACATTCCAATTGGATATGTTAGCTGATTGGGGCAAAGCAAATTCAGTTTGCGAGGCTTTATGGACAGCTGCTGAATCAGCACCAGACACAGATATCAGCATGACACTTACAGCTGCATCCGGAGCGCAATTTGTGTTCCCAGTAAAACCAGAATTCCCAACAGCCGGAGGATCTGGAATTGATGCTCAAACAGTATCATTCACATTCACAGTTTCTAAGGGCGCAGTAACGGAAACCTTTAGTTAAGAAATAAAACGGGAGCAAACAAATGAAATTACCAATCACAATTGAATATAACTCAGGCGAGCAAGCAACATATATTGCCCAACCGCCTGAGTGGGCGAAATGGGAAAAGCAGACAGGAAACACTATTGGTCAGGCATCCGAAAAATTGGGTATTTGGGATCTTATGTTTTTGGCTTATCATGCTCATAAGCGTGAAGTTGCCGGAAGCAAACCCATCAAACCAATGGATATCTGGATGGAAACAGTAGCTGATGTCATTGTTGGTGATGCAGACCCAAAAGCCACAAAGCAGGAAGCCTAAACAGATTATTGGTTGAGTTGGCAATTGCCACACACATACCAATGAGCGAATGGGTTGATGCCGAGGATATTTTAACAGCGATCGAGATATTGGAGCGAAGGAATGGCAAATGAAACTATCGCATACAATAAAAAAGATTTGCGTGATATTTACAAAGCATTCAAACTCATGGATGAACAAGCTAGTGAGGAAGCAAGATCTCAGTCTGCTGCTTTGGCTTATTTTGCGTCGGAGGAAATTAAACAGGCAGCTAAAACTCGAACAAAATCTGGCAAAGTTGCGCAGAGAGTCGCAGATGGCGTTGCAATCTCTAAATCAAGCAAAATTGGCGAATTCCGCTATGGTTTCGCAAGACAGAAATTTTCAGGTGGTGCTACTACGCAAACGCTATGGGGTGGCATTGAGTTTGGTTCAAATAAATACAAACAGTTCCCTAGTTATTCGGGACGGCAAGGTCGTGGATCTCGTGGATGGTTCATATATCCAACCCTTCGTAGAATTCAGCCTGAATTGATTAACAAATGGGAACAAAGTTTTGATCGAATTATTAAGGAATGGGTCTAATGGCAACCGGTAATCGCACATTAAAGTTATCAATTCTTGCTGATGTTGATGACTTAAAAAAGAAATTAGGCGAAGCTGACAAAGCGGTCGAAAACAACTCAAACAAAATTTCTGAGTTTGGTAAAAAAGCTGCTGCCGCATTTGCGGTCGCTGCTGCTGCTGCCGTTGCCTATGGCACTAAATTAGCCATTGATGGGGTCAAGGCTGCGATAGAGGATGAACAGGCACAATTAAGGTTAGCCAAAGCCTTACAGGCTGCCACAGGGGCTACTGAAGCCCAAATCAAGGCAACTGAGGACATGATCTTGAAAACATCATTAGCCACAGGCGTTGCCGATTCTGAACTTAGACCCGCATTACAAAGATTGGCAGTTTCTACTAAATCAACTGAGGAAGCGCAAAAATTATTAAGCCTTGCATTAGATGTCAGTAAAGGCTCAGGCAGGGACTTAGAAAGCGTGGCAACTGCTTTAGCAAGGGCGCATGATGGGCAAGAAACTGCATTAGGTCGATTAGGCGTTGGATTATCAGCTGCTGAACTTAAAACTATGAGTTTCACAGATATTCAACGCAGATTGTCAGATCTTTATGGCGGCGCAGCTTCTCAAAATGCCGAAACATTCCAAGGCAAAATGGATCGCCTAAGAATTGGATTTGATGAGGCTAAAGAAGCGTTAGGTGTTGCTTTATTGCCACAAGTTGAAAAATTTATTGGTTTCTTAAACCGAACTGGTATTCCAACATTGAATGCATTTATTGCAGGATTAACTGGTGATGAAGGATTAAGTAAATCATTGCAACAAAGTCAAAAGAGTGCTGAAACATTTGGCAAAGGTATTGCTGGGCTTGCTGGCATAATTTCTGGCTTTATCTCATTTGTCAGAGAGGCAATTGGTTTGTTAGTTGAATTAGCAAATCAAGCAATTAGATTTATTAACTTAATTAAACCGGGCGCAGATATTGGATACATTCCAGCAGTTTCAAGACTGCCTCAAGCATTAGGTCAAACTCAATCAACCCCAACTTCTAATTTTACTTATGGTGCTGGCAACCCAACTGTCATAAATAACATTTCGGTTCAAGCCTTAGATTCTGAAGGTGCTGCAAGAGCTGTTCAAAAAGTATTGATTGATAGTTCATCAAGATCAACGCCTACATTTGGTGGGGCAGGTCGAGTGGTTTTGCAATAATGACTGTTTGGACACCCGATTGGAAATTAACTGTTGCTGGTGTTGATTACACCGACATTGCAATCAGCGACATTGCTCATCAAGCAGGTCGAACAGATATTTACCAACAACCAAGCCCTTCATATTTACAAGTTACATTAGTAGCATTATCTGGACAAACATTACCTTTCGACATTAATGACAGTTTAAGTTTGCAAGTCAAGGACAGTTCAGGATCTTATGTTAATTTATTTGGTGGCGATATCACAGACATAACTGTCAGCGTTGAGCGTGCCGGCAATGTAGCAACCATTATTTCTTACACTTTGCTAGCAATGGGATCTTTAGTCAAATTAGCAAAAGAAATTTACAATGATTCACTTTCTCAAGATTTTGATGGCGACCAAATTTATGCATTGCTTTCAAGCGTATTGTTGGGGGCTTGGAATGATGTGCCAGCAGCTACAACTTGGGCAACCTATGATCCGACAATAACTTGGGCAAATGCTGAAAATCAAGGGCTAGGTGAAATTGATCAGCCTGGACTTTATGAAATGGAAAATCGAGCAGCTGATCCTGACACCGTTTATAACATTGCTACAGCCGTTGCCAATTCTGCATTTGGTTATTTATTTGAGGAAAGCAATGGCGATATCGGTTATGCGGATGCTGACCACCGCCAAACTTATTTAATAGCCAATGGTTATGTTGATCTTGATGCCAACCATGCATTAGGCGCAGGGCTAAATTCAACAACTCGATCCTCTGACATTCGTAATGATATTTATTTGAATTATGGAAACAATTTTGGATCTCAGAAAACAGCTAGCGATTTGACCTCAATTCAAACCTATGGCTACAAAGCCGAAACCATCAATTCTTTAATTCATGATGCCGACAATGCTCAGGAAGTGGCTGACCGATACATTAGCCAGCGAGCCTATCCTTTGCCTAAATTTGACAGCATCACATTTCCAATAACTAATCCAGAAATTGATGACGCAGACAGAGATGATCTTTTAGGCGTATTTATGGGAATGCCGGTCAATATCCAAAACTTACCAACTCAAATATCCAGCGGAGAATTTGAAGGTTATGTTGAAGGCTGGCGTTGGAGTACTCGATTCAATGAATTGTTTTTGACCTTAAATGTTTCACCGGTGGCATTTAGCCAAGTGGCGATGCGCTGGAATTCTGTGCCTGTGGTCGAGGCATGGAACACTTTAAGCCCGACTTTAACATGGGAATACGCTACAATCGTAGCCTGATAATAGGAGAATAATGGCAACCACTACAAATTACGGCTGGACTACTCCAGACGATACCGCATTGGTCAAAAATGGCGCAGCAGCCATTAGATCACTTGGCACAGCAATTGATACAACGACTAAAAATTTAAACCCTTCAACAACTCTTGGTGATATTGAATACCGATCATCAACAGCAAATACAAATACAAGACTGGCAATTGGATCAACTGGCAATGTTCTTACAGTAAGTGGTGGAGTTCCAGTATGGGCTGCTCCTGCTGGTGGTGGAAAAGTTTTACAAGTGGTTCAAGGCACAACGACAACTGCAACAACTATTGCATCAACATCATTTACTGATACCACTTTATCTGCAAGCATTACACCAAGCGCAGCAACAAGCAAAGTCTTAGTAATGTTTACCCAAGCAATTAGAACCGAAAGAGATGCGGGGGCTTTTGCGCAAGGTGCTGGTATTCAAATAGTAAGAGATAGCACAGCGGTTTTTACCCCTGCTGACAGTTTTAGAGCGGCTGCTTCAACAGATTGGTCAAACTCTGAAGTTGGCAAATTAGGCGTAATTGCTAGTGGCAGTTATTTAGATACTCCCGCAACTACATCAGCAACAACATATAAAACACAGGCTAGGGCAGGATTCACAACTAATAATGGTCAAATTAAAGTTAATGAATCTGGAAATACTTCATCAATTATTTTAATGGAAATAGGTGCATAATGAGTGATTATTTAGCAAAAGCAATTCGTAAATTAAAACCAACAGCACAATTTTCATTTAACGATGATGATTACACCACTATTAAATGGGATGTATTAGATGGGAATGCTCCTACTCAAGCGGAAATTGATGTTGCCATTGAACAAATTAAGGCTGATGAAATTAATGAAGCCGCTAGCAAAGCAGCCCAACGCCAAGCCCTACTAACCCGTCTAGGTATTACCGAGGATGAAGCACGCCTATTATTAGGCTAAGCATAATCTTGAGGAATTGTGTTTAATGAAACCTTGGTTATCTAAAGCAGCTGTGCAATTGCGTGAGCAGATCGATGATTCCTTCCCAGAGCGTAGCCGTAAATCTGATGGGTGGATTGGTGATGCTAGACATAGCACACGAAAAAGCGATCACAACCCAGACGCAACAGGATGCGTGCGAGCAATTGATATTGACGCTGGGCTTTCTGACGACAAAGGGCTTTCAGCATACTTGGCAGATCAAATTCGATCATATGGGAAATCCAATGGTCGCATCAGTTATGTAATTCATCAGTCAAAAATTGCTTCACCAATTCTTGGATGGCGTTGGCGCAAATATAGGGGCAATCCCCACAATCATCACATCCATGTCAGTTTCAAGAAAAATCAAGATAAAAATTCAGATTTCTTTTTCATCCCACTACTAGGAGGCAATGCATGAAACTATCAAATAAACACAAGGCAGCAATTAAGTCATATTTGAGAGCTGTGGCTGCTTCCGGTATTACTGTGGCACTCGCTATCGTTGCCGACATCCATCCAGCTTATGCGACATTGCTGGGAGCAATTGTTGCACCTCTTGCTAAAGCACTTGATCCAAAGTCAGGTAACGAAGCAGATTATGGCATCAATGCGAAATGAGTGCAGAATCTTGGGTTGGTATCGCAACTGGCGTTTGCGCAATAAGCGGCAGTTTGTTTATGGGTCTGCGTTGGGTTATTAAATCCTATCTAGCAGAATTAAAACCGAATGGTGGCAGCAGCTTAAAAGATCAAATGAATCGACTTGAACAGCGTGTCGATGATCTTTATTTATTGTTAATTAAGAAATAATTTCTGTCATGGCGAACACTCGCAAACATACACGCAAAAAGATCAACAGGCGCAGAGTTCGCCAAACTCCTGAGCCATTAACAAAAATTGATCAACATTACATGGCTTTACACGAATGCTATAAAGCAGCTAGAAAAGCAGGATTCACACCTGAACATGCATTCTGGCTTATGACTGAGCAAAAGACATTTCCAAATTGGATTGTAGGTGATGGTGGAATTATTCCTTCCATAGATCCAACTGACGATGAGGATGACGATTAAGCGTTGGCTGGTAATCAGCGATTTACAAATCCCCTATCATCATGAGATAGCGGTCAAGAATGTAGCCAAATTGGCTAAAAAAGAAAGATTTGATTCTGTATTAGTAGTGGGAGATGAAATTGATTTTCAGACAATTAGTCGGTGGAGTCAAAACACACCTTTGGCTTATCAACAAACTTTGGATCAAGACCGCAAACTTACTCAAGACATATTGTGGGATTTCACAGAGCACAGCCGAGAAGCTCATGTTATCCGCAGTAATCATACTGATCGCCTTTATAACACTTTATTAAAAGTTCCGGGGCTTATTGAGCTGCCCGAATTGCAATATCCCAAGTTTATGGATTTTGAGTCGTTGGGTATTACCTACCACAAACAATTTTATGAATTTAGCAAGGGCTGGATCTTGGCGCATGGGGATGAAGGCAACATGAACCCTAACGCTGGAATGACTGCCCTAAATCTTGCCAAAAAGGCAGGAAAGAGCGTGGTTTGTGGGCATACCCATAGGTTAGGTATGTCAGCCTATTCTGAGGGGCTCTACGGGGCTTATAGACCCCTTTACGGGGTTGAAACAGGCAACCTTATGAACAGGGCAAAAGCCTCCTATACAAAAGGCTTGGCTAACTGGCAAATGGGTATAGTAATTTTAGAGTCAAATGGCAAGAATATGAATGTGCAAATCATCCCAATTAACAAAGATGGCAGTTTCACAGCTCTTGGAAAGTCTTATGGGGCGTGAAACAGATTATATCGACCGGACGGTTGATGACCATATCGACGATCTTGAGGATATTGGCGTTATCTAATTGTTATAAAACACTCCGAAAGAAATTAACCAAGCGTCCTTGATTTAAGTCATACTTTATGTATGCACAGACCGCCTGTGTATATGTAAGGGAGCAACATGAATACATGGCTAGTGTTAAGGGAAGTTGGTTTGAATGTCGCAGCTGTAATGCTGGGCATAGCAATTATTTATTGGATTATTTATGAGATCAGAGATACCGCATTCCAGAATGGTTATTGGAAAGGTCGGGCACATGGGTGGGAAATGCACCGCCGAATGATTAACATTAAGGCACAGTCAGATGAGGTATTTGACTATGACAAAAACTGAGCAATTACTTGATGAAGTCATCATTACGCTGCAACAGCGTGGAAGTATCTATGGACATCCATACTACAACCACAAACGAATTGCAGGTCTTTGGTCTGCTTATCTCGATTTCCCAATCACACCACACCAAGCTGCATTGTGCATGGCACTTGTCAAGGTTTCTAGGCTTAGTGAAACCTCAGATCATTACGACAGCATCAAAGACTTCATTGCCTATGGGGCTGTCTATAACACAGTCTTGGAAGCAGTCAAAGATGAGCAATTTGAATGGGGTGATAAATAATGGCATTCCAACTTGAGGATTATGAGGATGTGGCAACCTTGAATAAATGGTTTATTGCCAATTATCCCATGGGTAGATCTGATATTTCAGTTATAAGTCATGATGCTGAGAAAGGATTTATTTTAATTCAAGCAACACTTTGGCGAGATTCTAAAGATGATTCACCAGCAGCTTCAAACATTGCTTTTGGATCAAGGGAAACTTATATTCAAAACATGAAAAAGTTTTATGTTGAGGATACCGCCACATCCGCATTGGGTAGGGCAATTCTAAATCTAAAAGGATCTGACAAAACTGCAACCAAAGATGATATGAAAAAGGTTGAAACAAACCCATCATTTAAGGAAAAGTTGGAAGCTAGGCAAAACATGTATGGCAAGCCGGGATCAAAGTCAGCACAAATGGAAACTATTTTAAGGAATAGTTTTGAAGTCAATAAAAACATTGAACCAGCTGTTTGGTCAGTCGGTGAGGTGGTTGCTGAGATTGGTGCGACAAAACCAAATGAGCCACCTGCTTGCGAACATGGTCATATATTGAAAGAGGGAATATCTAAAGGTGGAAAGCCATATTACGGCTATGTTTGCAAAGCCAAGCAATGTGATGCCAAATGGGCAAAACTTACAGCTAATGGCAAATGGTATTTTGAAGGGAATGAATAATGAAAATTAGTAAAAAATGGGCTGGTTATGGAAATGCAGAAAATTATTTTCAAAATGCTCCTTATGATTTATTACAAAAACATTATTTAAGAATAACTGATTTTGAAACTTCCCTTTGGTTTACGAACATGTTAATGCAATACAGACAACCAACTCCTTTGTTAAGGGCAAATCAAGCAATTTACGATGCAATGGGTATAGAAGGAGGTGAATAAATGGCTGAATTACAAATTATCGATGGCTCTGGCTTAACTGCTACTTTTACGGATGCAGGAGTTAAGGTCGAGCCATCAACGCAGTATTGCGATCTATGCAACGATGACAGATTGCTTCATGAGGGCGATCTGCTTCGATGCTACAACTGTCATGCAATCAATCGGATTCCGTATCATGCCTAATTACGATTACGAATGTCCGGGTGAAGGAGTGGTTATTGTAATCGATCTGCCAATGGAGCAT